CAAGCATCACAAGATCGTCCCAAAAAACTTTGTTCTTTTGGAATTTGATATTCCCAATAGTCATTTCAAGTCTTTCAGCTAAAGTATATCCACCAATCTTTTCCATATAATTAATAAATCTAGTTACTGGTTTCATTATCTATCCTCCTATGTTGTTTTTAACCAGGCACTTACCATAAACATGGTTGGCATAGTTAGTTAGTTTCTTTGTTATCTTTTCTTGCTCAGCATCTTTCTTTGCTATCTCTTCTTTATCCATCATTGTTGTGTTGACAATCTGAACATCAACCATTTTTCTCACATGGTGTATTGTCTTCATTTCGCAGATCTTTGCTTTTTGGGCATCAGTTAACTTGGTAACATCAACAATCTCCTGGAACTTAGCAAGCCATTCTTTGCTATCCCAGACAGGATTTAATGTGTAAGTCTTGATGTGTCCCTGGTCATCTTCATAAAGAACTTTAATACCAGCATAAGTGCTTTTCTTAACAGCGCACCATTTATCAGTCTTGGGGTTTAGAGTCTGGTAACAAAGTCTGTCACCTCTCTTAGTTGTCTCAATCCAATATTTTCTCTTGGTTTTAAGAGTGTATCCCCAGGGATAATTTTCAACTGTCACAGCGTTGTCAGCTGCATCCTTGTTATAAATAATAGTCATTATTTCTCCTCCTCATAATTGTAGGGAATACCACAATCTTCATTAGTGTTACAGCCGCCACAAGTATATTTATAATTAAGCCAATCTTCCGCAGGTGTGAATTTTTGACCGCCGCACTCATAGAATTCCCACTGGTTATCCCAAAACCATCTATAACCTGTTGGTTTACCAAGTTTGATTTTTTTGTTGCATTTGTTGCAAATTGTTTCTTTAGTCATTAGTCAACCTCCAACTCTAACTCGCCGTTATTAGCTAACTTGGCTACCACAGGATCTTCTAATAAATAGTTCACTGTCTTAGTCCAGTTGGCCTTTGGCTCTATCACATAACATGTCTCACATGTCTTAACCAAGATTCCGCAATCTTCGTAAAGATCACCCCAACAAACAACATTCTTAATTGTCACATTTTTCATTTTTTACTCCTTTTAAATTAACAACCACATTCATATATTACACTATACTACTCTATTGTCAACACTCATACTGCAATTAATAGTAATAAATAGTTAATAGTGTTGTATTTAAGCTATAATTAATCGGATTATGACAAATAAAATGCCAAAAAAACGAGGAAGGAAACCCATAAATATTGACCTGGAAAGGGTTGAATATCTGGCGTCTCTTAATATGGGAATTATGGATATTTGTAGGAGTTTAGGGATAGGATGGGACACGTTCAATAAACATAGAAACAAAAAAAACTCGGAATTAAAGGAGAGATTGGACGCAGGGAAAGCGCGAGGGCTTCAGCTCGCCACGTCCAAGCTCATGGAAAAAATCCAGGACGGTGACTTCAACTCCATCCAGCTCTACCTCAAATCAGCTGACAGAGACACCTGGGCGGAAAAACAAACAGTTGAACATAATCTAAATTTAAGTGACGTACTCACGCAGGCTCGGGCGCGCGTGATAGATCACAAGCCAGGCAAACCCGAGCAGCTAATCAAGATCCCGCGCGAGAGCGAAGGCGCGAAGGAGTGAGCGTGCTAGCTAGCCCCCCCCGTGTGTTTTGTCCAGGGTGCTTTATATAGAGAACTACTGAACTAAAATTTTTTAATTTTTTTTAATATGAAATATGGAATAAAACAAGAACGAGAACTGATGACCGAGCTATGGTCAGGACCAATTAAAGACAATCCAGTAAACTTTGTTAAGTATGTCTTCCCATGGGGACAGAAGGATACCCCCCTGGAAGAGTTTAAAGGACCAAGAAAGTGGCAAGAAAAAATTTTAATGGAAATGGCGGTTCACATACAAAGAAATAATGTCCTGGATCTACCAGAGATGTTCAGGTTGGCAGTGGCATCTGGACGTGGTATTGGAAAGTCAGCTTTAGTTGCCTGGATCATTGTATGGATGTTATCAACCAGGTTGGGATCAACCATTATTGTTACCGCTAACACCGAACAACAGCTCAGATCAAGAACATGGGCAGAGCTAGGTAAGTGGCTTACGCTGTCTATAAACTCTCATTGGTTTACCAAGACTGCCACCACGATTAAACCAGCTCCCTGGTTTGAAGAGGCGCTCATTAACGACCTCAAGATAGACACTGGTTACTACTACGCCCAGGCACAGCTCTGGAGCGAAGAGAATCCAGACGCCTTCGCGGGTATTCACTCCTCCTACGGAGTTTGCTTAATTATGGATGAGGCTTCTGGTATTCCCGCGCCCATCTACTCTGTCTCCGAGGGTTTCTTTTCAGAGCCTACAGCAAATAGATACTGGCTTACCTTCTCCAACCCGCGTAGAAACACTGGACCATTTTATGACAGCTTCAACTCCGCGCGTGCGTTCTGGAAAAATGAACAGATAGACTCGCGCACCGTAGAAGGCACAGACCAAAAACTATTCCAAACCATGATTGAGCAGTACGGCGAAGATTCCACAGTCGCGCGCGTGGAGGTGATGGGCGAGTTTCCATCCGCGGATGATGATACTGTAATACCAATGGGATTGGTTAAGTCAGCGATTGATAGGGATGTCTCGCTAACTGCTAACGCACCGATTATCTGGGGACTAGATGTAGCGCGATTCGGCGGTGATAACTCTGCGCTGTGTATACGCCAGGGAAACCATGTAATGAGTATCAAGTCATTTAAGTCTATGGATCTTATGCAATTGTGTGGTGTTGTTAAGAACCAGTACGATGAGTGTACGGCGATTGAGCGTCCCCAGGAAATATTAATTGATGTTATAGGCCTGGGAGCGGGCGTGGTGGATAGGCTTGCGGAGCAGAACCTGCCCGTGCGTGGGATCAATGTTTCAGAAGCGCCCTCTAGCAAAAAAAATTATTTAAACTTGCGTGCGGAATTATGGTTTGCAATTAAAGACTGGCTAACGCAACGTGATTGCAGGCTGCCACACGATGACGAGCTAGTCGCAGAACTAGCTGCACCGCTTTATAAATACACTTCTACTGGTAAAATAAAAATAGAATCCAAAGACGAAATGCGCAAGCGCGGAATTAAATCGCCCGACAAAGCAGATGCACTTGCATTGACCATGGCATCCTCCGCTGCAAGTTTTGGTGGAAGCACTAGTTTTTTAGGTTATAATTTCAAAAAACCACTGAAGTCTAGGATAATCAGAATAGGATAATTTATGGCAAAAGATATAGATGACAATAACATAGAAACCCTAGCAGGCGTTCTTAAATCAGAGATGGACGATGCTAGTGATTTTATACACATGGTTGGCGCGGAAAGAGCTGAATCAACAGAATATTATTTAGGCGACTCGCCAGAGGGAACTAGCTCGTTACAGTCAGAGTTCATATCTACCGATGTTAGGGAAAGCATATTATTTATGTTGCCGTCTATCATGCGTACATTCTTTGGCACTAAAAAAGTTGTAGAGTTTGTACCTAAAGGTCCAGAAGATATCCAACTTGCCGAACAGCAAACTGATTATATTAATTATATTATCCAACAAAAAAATAACGGTTTCCAAGTTTTGTATGATGCGTTTAAAGATGCACTAGTTAGAAAAACTGGTTTTGTAAAAGTATTCTGGGATGACAGCATTGTTGCTACCACGCACGAATATACAAATTTAGATCCGCAATCTTACCAGGCATTAATCATAGACAAAGACGTGGAAATTGTAGAAGAGTCAATCACAATGGAAAGCATGACTGTGATAGATCCTATGAGCGGTGAGGAAGTCACCCAGGAAATACCAGCAAGTTATGATCTTACCATCAGAAGACTGAAAGAAAAGAACCAGGTATGTATAGAGGCTATACCACCAGAAGAGGTATTGCTTTCCAGGCACGCACGGGATCTTGAGTCTTCGTCTTATGTTGCTCACAGAATGATTAAGTCTGTATCTGATTTAGTTGCAATGGGTTACGACCAGGACGAAGTAGAACAACATGCTGGCTACGGCGGAAGTGCGGTAGATCCAGAAGCATACGAAGAGATAGAAGCGAGAAACCCATTTGACAATA